TTGGAGATTATCCCCGACAAAAAAGGCGGCATGGCCGAGATACGGCACGCGGAGTTCGCGAAGTATCGCGTTTCAAAGGACGGAAAGCAATTCTTCTATTCAGAGGACTGGAAAAGCAGCACCCCTAAGGACGTGGAAACGATACCCGCGTTTGATTGGACGGAAAAGCCGAAGGGTAAACAACTACTCTACGTAAAAGCGTACCATCCACAGAGCGATTGGTATCCGTTGCCCCCGTACTTGGGTGCGGTTCCGTATATCGAGATAGACTACGAGATTGCCAACTTCCACCTAAGCAGCGTCAAGAACGGATTTGTTGCGGGTACGATGATTAACTTCTTCAACGGGCAACCAACGGAGGAGGAGCAACAAGCGATTGAGGACAAGATCACAGAGAAGTTTTGCGGCACGGACAACGCGAACAAAATCCTGCTAAACTTCAATGATAGCAAGGAGCAAAGCGCGGAGATTCTGCGCATGGACGGTAACGACTTCGACAAGCGTTTCGACATCCTGAACGACACGGTTAGGCAAGAGATATTCACGGGCCATCGCATCGTTGACCCTGCCCTGTTCGGCATTCAGGATACTGGTATGTTCACGAACAGAACGCAGATACGCGACAGCTACGAACTCTTTAAGAACACCTACGTAAACGGTCGGCAGCGATTCATCGAGTCCATATTCAACGGGCTTGCATCGTTGGCGGGATTCGAGAAGCGTCTAATCATTCAGGACACGGAGCCGATAACGGAGTCATTCAGCGAAAGCACTAAGGTAAGTGTGATGCAAACGGACGAAATCCGTGCAGCCATCGGCCTACCTGTTGAGAAATCAGATAACGCAGAGGTGGGAAGCGCAGAAAAACAAGCACAGGCATCACTGAAGGGCAGCGTTGGCGGTGTTGGCGGTGTGATTACCGTACTTCAGAACGTAAACAGCGGCCTTATCGCAGCATCTTCGGCCATAGAACTGCTCATCCAGTTGTACGGATTCGATGAGGCCATAGCTACGGCCATCGTAACGGGCCGAAAGGTCACGGAACAGCCGACCGTGGTGGCGCAAATGCAGCAAACCCTATCAGATGCACAGGAAGAAACGCAGCTTTGCGAATACTTCGCAGGTACGGGCCTATCACTGGACGAATACGAGGTCGTTAAACCCGTCAAAAAGGTACGCTTCAGGTCTAACGCGGAGGCTTTGAAGTCCGAGGATTTGGTTAAGCGTTACGGATTCGCGGAGGATGCGGTACTCTTTGGCGTGTTGGAAGAATTAAAGAAGAACCCGCTGACCACTTACGCGGCATTAGCGGAGGCGTTCGGTATCGAAGTGACCGAAGTAGCTACAATCATTCAGGAATTGATATACCGCAACTTCCTGACCATAGGCGCGGAGGTGTTGGAGGGTGGCGCGATGCGTGCGCTGACCATTACGCCCCGTGGAACGACCGCACTTCAGAACGCGGCCCCTTTGGAAGTGACCTATCAGGTTGCTTATCGGTACGTTCTAAGCGGTGAGGCCAGCGGCCCCGAAGTTCTGCCCACGACACGCGACTTCTGTCGTGACATGGTGGCACAATCCAAGAACCGCGTCTGGACTTCCAAGCAAATTATGGACATCGGTATGGGCGAGGATAGGAACGTGTGGCTGAGGCGTGGCGGGTTCTGGACGCGCAAGGGTACGAACGTAACGACCGCGTACTGCCGTCACGCATGGGAACAGGTAGTTGTAAGGAAACGATAAGATGGCAACGGCACTATTCATAAGCGAGGACTTTCTGAAGGACAATACACAAGTGTCCAAGAACGTGGACGTGAAGTATATCCGCGAAGCCATACTTTGGGCACAGGATAGCGAAATCCAAACGGTACTCGGAACGACATTTTACGAAGAACTGAAAACGGACGTGATTGCCAACACGCTTACGGGGGTGAATAAGGCTTTGATGGATGACTACATTCTGCCCTGCTTGAAGCACTACGTTACCGCTGAATGCGTGGCGATGGCCCACTATAAGATAACCAACAAGGGGCTGCAAATACAGAACAGCGAACAGTCACAACCCGCGTTTAAGTCGGAGGTTGACTTCCTAATCGAGAAGGAAAAGAACAAGGCGCAGTTTTATCAGCAGCGGCTTATCAATTACCTGTGTGAGTTCGAGGTTAACTTCCCCAGCTATGCCAACCCTGACAGCGGGGTGCATATCATACAGCCAAGCCGCAACGCCTACACCACGTCCTTTTTTTTGGGGCGTTCGATGAAGCCGACAACACTACAACAGAAGTATCGCGATGAGTAGCCGCCTACACAGCCCGAACAGAAAGAACATTGAAAAGTTAAAGACCTACCTACGTGTTAACGCTCAATCAGATAGTCAGTCAGATAACCAACCTTGCAACCGCTCACGAACAGATAGCGGAAAGCGGGGTAGGTGACTTTGCGGAATGGCAGGCGAAGGAAAGGACGTACCCGATTCTTTGGGTATTCCATGAGTCTACGGCTGTCAGTCAGATGGAGATAGCGTTCTCCATTCGCCTAATCTGTGCGGATAGGGTAATTGTGGGCGAAGAAGGTGACGACACGCAGGGGCATGAACAGGAGGTTATCAGCGACACGCTTCTCGTGTTGTTGGACTTTCTTGCCTACTTCCAACAGAACCACAGCCAACCGTATGATGTAGTCACATCGGCTACTATTGACCCGTTCACGGAGAGGCTGAATGACAGGTTAGCGGGTAACTCCGTCACCATTCAGATACGGCAGCCGTTTGATTGGAACAAGTGCCAAATTCCACAGACTGGCGCAAGCATACCGCCAACCGTTGACGGGCTGACGCTTTACAATTTCTGCGACCCTGCCGTTATTGCGCGGTTAACGAATGAACAGGTGGCGTGTCTTATCGCTCAATATAATGAGCCGTGTGAAGATGCGACAATAACCATTAACTCCGCACCCTTTGCAAGCGTTGTAAGCGGTGGCAGTCTCAACGTTCCCGTAATTCAGAACGGAAATCCAGTCGGGTCAAAGGTGGGAAGTAATTGGGTTATTCCACCATGCGCAGACGGCACGGTGAACATCACGAACACCGATTCAGACCCGATTGCTTCGGTAACGGTGGGCAGTGGCGACACTGAGACCTACGTAATCCCTAACGTTAGTTGGACGGACTCGGACGGGTCGGCTGAGTCAACGCCTTTCGGTGATGCTATTGTATGCACGCCTCCAGCGCCAGTAGTTTACCCGACCACGGCTGCGTTGATTAAGACAGGTCAGACGGTCAGTTACCAATCGGGTGACGATGGTGACTTTGAGGCAGGTCGCAATGCTTCATTCCTTGTCCTTGCTGAAAATAACCCGTTCGGTAATACCAACCGATTCACTGACCTTGTTGGAGGACAAACGTATGCAGCAAACATCGTAATCGACTGGTCAACATTTGAGAAGTCAACGGGCAAGGTGCTGATGTGGGAACGGACGCGGCAGGGCATTGTAAACTGGACTACTGCCGTGACCAACTCAAGGGCACTATCCTACAACGGATGGACTAATTGGAGGCTTCCGAATGTAACGGAGGGATTGTCTCTGTTCAATTACGGGGTATTGTCCAACCCATTGAATTACTCCCCATTTACTACCAATGCGCTTGACGGATACTACTGGACGGGAACGACCAACCCATCCAACACAGTGACCGCTTTGCTGATGGGTATGGCCGTATGGGCGAGCGTGGTTTCCACGAAGACTAATGCGGTGAGGTGGATAGCCGTCCGCACGGGTAACATTTCTGAACTTGTAATCCCCTAATCATGGCAGTATATCGATTTCCGCAATTCAACGTTGACCTCGTCGACCCTACATTGACCGTGGTGGCGGCACGCTACGAGATAGGCGCAGCCACGGGATGCGTTGAAGTGGTACTGACCACGCCTGACGCTGAACTGCGCGGGGTGACTTTTAACGGGTTCCCCAACGAAGGCGAATGGTCGGATGCCGATGTGATGGCATGGGCCGTTTTGGAGTTGGAAAAATACAGAGTTGAAATACCATGAGAATGAGTGACTTCGCCCACGGATTAGCCGAGCAGCTTTCGCCCCTTAAATTCAAGGCCCCATTGATAGCTGCGGTGTTCATTGCGCCTATCCTTGAGGCGTTCGGCAAGTTCGTTTTTGATGACTGGCAGTTTCTCATTTTCCTTGCGGTAATGGTTTCACTCGACACCGTTACGGGTGTTGTGAAAGCGTGGAAGCGTGGCGTGGTATCCTCGGACGGGTTCACGGGCGTAATCCTCAAGGTGTTCGTTTACGGGGTGTTTGTGATAGTGCTGCACGTCCTTTCGTCTTTCAGCGATAAGGAGTTGGTAAGGGCCGCTTTTGATTGGGTTGGCACGTTCGGCTATGCCGCTGTAATTGTGCGTGAGAGTATCAGTATAATTGAGAACTTAGGGGCCATAAAGTCGGGCCTTATACCCGCTTGGATATTGAAGCGGTTGAAGGACTTTGACGAGAACGGGCACGCATGATGTACAGGCCACGACTGACGGAGGAGGAGTACCAAATCATTCAGGTGTGGCGGGACAGAGGACATTTGCCCGAACTATTTGAGCAATGCAAAACGGCTGGCATTGAATTAAAGGACGTAAAGCATTACTGGCACAAGTCGGAGAAGTTCAGCATCTTCGCCAAGAATGAAGGGCCGACATTAGAGCAATCATTCGCCCCGATACTGGAAGAACTGCGCGGCTATTCGCCCACCTTCGCACCGATTGAAAGGACACCCGTAACCGACCCGCATTGCCTAATCATTGACCCCGCTGACGTTCACGTGGGCAAATACGCGTCAGCATCGGAAACGGGGACGGGGTACGATATTGCCAAAGCGGTCGGGCAAGTTGACAAAGGGATTGACGGGGTACTCAGTAAGGCGTTCGGGTTCAACATTGACAAAGTGATATTTGTCATAGGTAACGACTGCCTACACGTTGACAATCCAAGGCGAACGACCACAAGCGGAACGCCACAGGACACCTCTGGCATGTGGCACGAAGCATTTATCGCGGCCAAGGAAATGTATGTACGGGCTATTGAGAAGCTACTGCCATACTCGGACGTTGAAGTCATATACAACCCGTCTAACCATGATTATATGAGCGGGTTCATGCTGGCCCAAACCATTGAAGCGTATTTCAGGAACAGCCCGAACGTCCGCTTTGATGTAAGTATTTCGCACAGGAAATACACCCGCTACGGTCGCAACATGATAGCCACAAGTCACGGGGACGGGGCGAAGTTGGAACAGACCCCGCTACTGATGGCAACGGAGAACCCGCAAATGTGGAACGAC